GGTGCTAATAATTTCTCTGCGTTAATGTTTTTTGTCGTGACATAAGAATAATTCCTTACACTTAATCTTCGTAACGCTCCCTCAGTTCCGCAACTCTGCGGGATTTTTTTATTCTTTTTACCCCTGCCGCCCGATAACCACGACCTTTCCGCCCCCGCCTTCATCACGGGTGCTGATGTCCTGGGATATACGGCGGGAGCCAACCAGCATTTCCCCGTAAGGCACCGGCATCGGGTTCCCCTGGGCAATCATGTTATCCAGCGAGGAAAAGTACGTGTTCTGTCTGCCGTTATCCGTTGCGCGGTAATCCGGTGTTTTTGCCTTCGGGGCCAGCATCTGGGCCACTCCGCCCAGTATCATGCTGGCACCCAGTGAAAACAGCATCGTGGTGGCAGAAAAACCACCGGCACTCAGGGCTGTACCCCATAACGCCATTGATGCCCCGGCCGTGAAGAAAGAGCCCACGATGGCTGCCGCCCCCAGCACAATCTGCAGTCCACCCTTTCCGGCCCCGGCCAGTCGCGGCACAATGTGGATGACCGTTCCCTCACCCAGCTGTTCGTGAAGACGGGCATACACCGCCTCCGGTGCCGTGTCATCACCGGCAATACGTATCTGGTACCAGCCTTCGTTCATCTGACGGCGAAAGCCCGGCATCTGCATCGACAGGGCGCGAATGGCTTCCGCTGCCGTGTTCACATACAGGCTGAGGCGGCGGCCAAATCGTTGCAAATCCCCGTGAAGGCAGATGCGTGCCAGTGGCGGTGACGCCAGACAGAATGCGTTCGTCGTTGCCATTTTTCGGAATACCTCTCCCGTTTACTCAGTTGTTCAGGCAGATGGTGAAGCAGCTCACCGTTACCGCAGTAAATGGCGGCATGGTTCGGTACCGAAGCACCAAAGCAGCACAGCAGAATATCGCCCGCCTGTGCAGAGGACAGGGGCACCCGGTAAAAGCCGGTGACCGCCATATTGTCCAGGTAAAGGTTCTGACCGTGGCGCCACCAGTCATCCTCGCGATGAAAATCCGGCATTTCAGTCCCCGCCAGATGGTATGCATCCCGGAACAGGGTGTAACAGTCCGTCACCCCGTGCTCAAAGCGCCGTCCCGTCAGGTGCGGCACGCAGCGGAATTTGTGAATGTCACCCCGGCAGACCAGCCACCAGGGCAGTGCGCTTTTTATCTGCAGCCGCCGGTCAGCCTCGCTCAGCCAGGGCAGCCCACCGGGATGACTGTGGACCAGTGCCACAATCTCCCCCTGCATCTCTGCCCGCAGCCAGTCTTCCGGTGCGATACGAAAATACGCCTCCGGCTCTGCAGAAATATTCACACAAGGGATATACCACTCCCCCTCCGGCGTGCTTATCACGAAGCCGCACGACTCCGCAGGCGCACACCGCCGGGCATGCGCCAGAATCGCTGATTCAGTCTGTGTCATAAACCGGGATTTACTGCGAAAGTTTATTAATGGAAAGGAAACCGCCAAAATTGCCGACATTCCTGCGCAGTTCACACCCGCGCATGCACTTGCTGCATCTGTCCTTACGGATATCCGTGGTGGGGGTGTCGAACTCATCCGCCACCGCAGGACCGTTATACCCGCATTCATCTCCCCGGTAATCCCACATACAGGTGTTCGCCAGCATGATGCGACCGGGAAACAGCGCCCCGTCCGTCTCGGTCGGTGTAGCCAGCACAAACGAGGCCGTCATGGCTGTCAGCTGCGACATCTGCTCCACCACCCAGCGGTCACTCAGCTCCTGCTCCGGGTCCGCCTCCGGATTGCCCGCAACGAAATTCACCGCATCCAGAAAACGGGCATACACCCGGCGGCGGACCACCGTGGCCCCCACCAGACTCTGCAGGTCTTCCGCCATCCCGGTGACCAGACCGAACAGATTGGACACCGTCAGCGACGGTCTGGCACTGCTGCCCCGGCCGTTCATCTCAAAGCCGCTGCCGTCAATCGGGTATGCCTCATACTTACGCCCCTGCCAGGTGACCGGCTCCCCTTTTTCATTCAGCTCATTACAGAAAAAATACCGCTCACCACCCTGTACCGTCAGGTCGATTTCCCAGAGTACCACCCGCGGTGACTGCTCTGACTTAACCGACTCGTTCAGACTTTCTTCTCGAATATCCTGCATCAGTTCACCACCTGCTTAAACTCCGCGCTGAACTCAACGCGCAACATCCCGACCCGCGCAGACCACCCGGCACAGGTCACCTTTATCTGCCGGTATGCATAGGGTGGCTTCCACAAAAATGCCTTCCAGCCACCGTGCTCTGCCAGGAACGCTTCCAGATGCCGGGCCTCCTCCCGGGTCACGGAAAGCGTCACACGGTATGTTTTCAGGTCAGCATTCAGCCCTACCGCCATACGCTGCGAATACCCGTCACCAAAACGCACTTCACGCACCGATGGCTGCGAGTTCACCTCCATATCCGGCTTCACTTTCCAGCGAAAGGTTTTCATCCACCGCTCCCTGATAACATACCGCCATCACGCAACTGCAGCCGGAGTTCATCCTGTGCCCCCTTGCGGGCCATCTCATACACCGCTTTCATCAGCTGCGGCCCTGCCCGCCCGTTGGGGCCGTCGTTCTGAATCACCACGTGATTGTTCTGATTAAAATTAATGCCTTCCGCCCGCCGCATCTGCGCCGGACTTCCGGCACCGCCGACATAACCACCTTCCGCATAGCCCCGCATCAGGCGGTACAGATTGCCGACACCAATCCGGCTGGTCGCCTCCTTCGTGAAGACAAACTCCCCGCGATGAACAATCCCCGCAGGTTCATATTTACCCCCCGTCCCCGTAAATCCCCCGGTCGCGAAATGGAAGTTCGCCGCCGCAGCCTGAATGGCTGTACCGCCTGACACGGATGCGCCGCCACCAACAGCCCCGCCAATGGCGCTGCCGATACTCCCGACTATCCCCACCATCGCCTGCTTCAGAAAAATCTCTGTCAGCATGGACAGCACAGAACGGGTGAAACCACGCCAGTTCTGTTCGCTGCCGGTCAGCATCGCTGCCATATTCTGTGCAATACCGTCAAAGGTCTGCGTGGCTGCACTTTTTACCTGCGACATACTGTCCGTCGCACTTTCCGCCCACTCGCCCCAGCCGGACTTCATCCCGGCCATCCAGCTTCCACGAAGCTGCTCCTCCGCAGACCAGGTGTTCTTCAGTGCAGATGTGGCCTTCGCCAGCGCAACCGGATTATCACCGTACACCTCACGAAGGCGCTGCTCTTCCGACTCCCGCTGCGCCTGACGGTCAGTGAGGCCGCGGGCTTTTGCGCTGATTGCCGCCTGCTTCGCGCTCTGCTGCTGTTCAAACCGCGCCGCCTGCTGTGCCAGCTCATTCAGCCGCTTCTGGTGTTCAATCTTGTCTCCCAGCTCAGCCAGCTGGCGTTTGTACTCCAGCGTCTCTTTCTCATGAGCCAGCAGGGATTTTTCCTGCTCAGATAACTGCCGTTTCGTGGCGGCCTCTTTCAGGACCACATACTGATTTTCCGCTTCCCATAAATCCCGGCGCTGCTGGCTGATTTTCTCATTCACACCGCTGTGTTTTTCCAGCGTCCTGAGCTCGGTTTCAAGCGCCAGCATGGCTGCATGCGCCCGGTCTTCCTGGCGCTCACCGGCAGACACCTTCACACCTGACGGCTTTTTCAGCGTCGATTCATAATCCTTTTTTGCCGACGCCATCAGCGTGTTGTAATCCGCCTGCAGGATTTTTCCGTCTTTCAGGGCCTTATTCAGCTCTTTCTGACGGGCGGTATATTTCTCCAGTGGCGTCTGCAGGCGCTCATACGCCTTCTGCGCCTCTCCGGTATACTTCAGCTGTGACGCCTCACGCTCAGCCCGGTCCCTTGCCGCCAGTTCACCGGCTTTTTCCATATCCGACTGCAGCGTGGCCGCTGCCAGACCCAGACGGGCATTTTCCCGGTCATCCCATGCCCCCTGAAGGTTCGCACGAAAAGAGGCGGTTTTTCCCCGGCGCTGGCTCCGGCTCTGGTACCACTGCCATTTTTTATCCGCCTCATCAAATGCCTTCTGCGCACTGGCGAGCATATCCGCTGAGGATTCCGGACGACCGATATCCAGAATGGCATCCCACATCGATTTGAATGCCTTCCCTGTTTTATCCGCCCAGGTCTCCAGTGTTCCCATGTTTTCTTTCAGGCGACGGGTCTGCTCATCAAAGCCTTTCGTGGCGATATCGTTCGCCGCCTGCAATGCCCCGGCCTCGTCTCCGGAACGCTGCAGCTGTGCAACATACGCAATCTGCTCTGCCGTCACGTTACGGAACTGGCGCGCCATCGCCATCAGTCCCGACGTCGGGTCAGTGGTCAGCTTCCCGAAGGCTTCAGCGACTTTATCCACCTCCACACCGGATGCAGACGCAAAACGCGCGACACTCTGGTTGATGGCATCAAACTGTTCACCACCACGCACACCGGCATTCACCAGGGCTGCCAGTGACTCTCTCGCCTGGTTAAACGTCAGCCCTGCTGCCTGCCCGGCTCTTGAGAGCGTCAGCATACGATCGGCAGTCAGTCCGGCCTGATTGCCGGAAAGGACCAGCGTTTTATTAAATTCTGAAAGCGTGGCGTCGCCCTGGTACCAGGCGTACGCCAGCGCACCTGTCGCCACCGCCAGCGAGGTGACCCCGACCATCGGCAGGGTGATCGCACCGGCAAGCCCCCTGAACATGGGGATCATCCCGCCGAAGGAGTCCTTCACCTGACCGCCCTGTTGCAGCAGGATCAACCAGGGATTCTGACCACCGGCAAGCTGCGTGGCGATATCCGTAAACTGTGCGGGCAGGGTTCGCATGGCCGCTTTATACTGCCCGACGGAAATCCCGGCTTTTTGTGCAGCCAGCGCCTGGCGGCTCAGGCCCTGTTCAACAGCACTGGCGGTTTTTCTGGCGTCGGTATCCAGACCTGAAAAATGACGCCTTACCCGGCTCATCTGCTCATCGAAACGGACAGCATCCAGACTCAGGTCAATAACAAGATCACCAACCGGCTGGGACATATCTCACACCTCCCGGAATCCCCGCTGAAGCCATCATTAATGCGGCATCATCCACCATGACATCCGCCACATCCGCAGACGATAAAATATCGCGCCCTCCGTCCCCACCGAACCGGACGCCTCCGGCAAGTCCTGCCGCTTTCTGCATCAGCATTTTGTCCTCATCCGGCCTCTCCACCTGCTCTTCCTCATGCCGGGGGACAAGCAGACTGAAATCAGAGGGATGCATATCCGGATCGCAAAAAAACAGGCTGAGTACAGCGTACGTCAGCCCGGAAAAATGCATATCCAGCTGGGTATCCTGAAAATAATGCGTGCGGTAAAAACGGTGCCAGTCGGCATATTCGGTGGATGTCATCCCGGCAAGCATGGCGCGCCAGTCGGGTCTCCCCATCTCACGCGCCAGTCTGAGGGCAAAGTTCAGCTCGCCGTCGAAGACTTTCCCGCAGAAAAATCATCATCAGTCAGCGTGTTATTTTTCGCCACTTCAGTAATATCAGTATCCGGACGAACAGCTTCGATCATCCCGGACAGGCACAACACCACGTCTTCCGCCCGGGCAATGGCATCGGCAGGCCAGGTGGTGAGCACTTCCTGCTCTATCTTCATCACGGCCTCATTCATTGACGGTGACTGCGTTTTCTGTGGATGGTTATGCCACAGGGACATCGCCACCAGAAACGCGCCGGTTCTGACGAGATCTTCCACGCTTACCTGCAGGTTGCCGCAGGATTCTGCCTGTTCTGCACGCCGTTTCAGGAGGGCAAGATGCTCGATACGCTGCAGCGCAGACAATTCGGAAAGCGTGACAGACACACCGTTATATTCAAATTGTTCTGTTTTCAGAAACATGTATTACCTCCGTTTACCCTGCAGCGCCCGCTTCAGTAACGGTGACTTCAGCCACTGCGGCGAACTGACCATTTCCGCTCACCACAGGGATCTGCACCTTACCTGTCGCCACGCCGTTTACCGTAATTGTCATATCTTTCACACTAATGGTGGCTTTCGACGGATCGGCGGAAACCGCTCTGAACGTCTTGTCGGTTGCACTTTCCGGCTCAAAAGAAACCGTCAGGGTGGTTGTTTTCCCTTTTGCCACCGTACCGGATGTCGGCGTCACCTTAATCGCACTGACCGGCGTAATTTTGCTGCGTTCTTCCGCTACAGAAGGTTTACCCACGTTAGTGACTTTCACCGTGCGGGTGATCACTTCTTTCGCCGTCACGGCCTTACCGATACTGCTGACCCAGCCACGAAACACATCCACCGTGCCATTCGGAAAACGGATTTTATAGGCCCGGACATCGCCGCTTTCAAACCAGCCTATAAGCCCTTTCTGGCCTTCCTCTCCCGGTTTCCAGGCCAGCGTAAAACTGGTATCACCTGCAGATTTCTGCCCCTGCCCGGTCGCGGTCCAGTCCGCGTCTTCATCATCCAGGTAGTTATCATCGTAGGATTCTGCCGTCATCTCGCCCGGCGTCAGATCCTTCACCTTAGCCAGTCGCTGCCAGTCATCGTCTGACAACGGGTTTGCATAAGCATCACCCTTGCCGTTGTAAACCCACAGAGTGGTACCGGCACCTTTTACCGGCTCAAGGGGATTTGGTGTTGCCATATCGTCCTCACATCTCGTATGTAATGGAATAAGTCAGATCTGCAGAACTCCATAACGCCATATCGTCATCACGACGATACTCATAGCCCTGCGTAACCATCGTGGTAATCAGTCCTGCCAGTGCCGGGATCGCGGTCATCGCCGGGTAAATCCGGCTTTCCATCCACTGATCAAGCTCTGAATCCGGTACCTGTGCCGGTAAAAACACCTCAATATGCAGCGTGGCCCGCCAGGTATCTGCATCCAGCTCTTCACCGGTATACTCTGCATCCGTCAGATAAACCGCGATCGCAGGAAAATCCTCTTCGTCAAAAACAACGGGGCGACCATCAAACAGCGTCGCCCCGTGTTCATGCTGCTCGAGTGCATCCAGCACTGCGGCACGAATGTCAGTGTGTTTCATCGTTTTATTGCAATCCTCAGTTGTTGTTTCAGCGCGTATGCCAGTTCTTTAGGCAGGCGTTCACGCCGGATACGGTCAACATTCTCATCAAATGCCTGTTTCAGTGGGGCCGCCATCGGGATTTTCACCACCTGAATGGGAAGGCGATTACGCTTTTTCCTTCCCTTGTCGTCATTGCCCTCCTCATATCTGGCCTGGGGAAGACGTTGCATAACATGCCAGCGCCCATTATTTAATCGCTGGATAAATGCCCGCTGATAACGATGCTGACCGGCTTTGAGTATGCTGTTCGGACGACGCCCCAGCATTCTGATCCCCAGCTTAATCACAGGGAGATCACCGCGGTTAACGATAATTCTGGCATTCGGATTTCTGACCGTCGCCCGTTTCAGTCTGGACCGTTCCTTAACCAGTTTCCGGCGAACCTTTGTCTCCCGGGCAACCTGTGATGAAGACTGATTAATCGCCGTTGTGGCCACGCGGTTAATGGTCATTGCAGAAGCAGCCGGAATGGCGTTTTTACGAACCCGGCTCAGATTGTCAATCGCCTGATCAAGCCCTTTTATCGCCATAATTCACCCTGCGTTTATCGTCGCCGGTTAACTGCGGGTGGTTGCCCACGGTTGAGCCAGAGATAACAGCTACCCCCGTCATCCGGAGAAACACGATCCACCCAGAATGTCTCACCATTAATGGTCAGCGTGTCACCACGCCGCACGGCACGAACCGTATCCGTCCGCACAAATAATGACGGGCTGCTTCCTTCAATACGGACCCCGCTACCGGCAAACCCCAGCGACTCCGGATCGTCAAAAACCCCCTGAACTTCGCTGCCACACTGTGCCCCCGAGGTGAACTGCGCACAGAGCCCCATCACTTCAACAATCGTTCTGTCCACCCCGGCAAGGGCAGCATCAAAGGAATTCTCAAAATCACGCATAAACGGCCATTCCGCTCCTGACCATGTCTTTTGCCACTGAGGGGGGCATCAGAATTACTCTGCCAGCATCAACATGCTCAACAGGCTCACCTGTTTCATCGTCAACACCGCACAGGTAAAAACACTTCAGAAGCCTGATACGTTCCAGAATACCAACGTCATCCTCACCGGTGTGCCTGCATGCCTGCTCATGAACGGTATCATCAACATCTGCGATTTCATTTTCCGAGGCGCAAACCTCCTCTTCCCACTCTGCCACACGCTGTGCGATATCCGCAGCACTCCCCGACATATCCGCCTCGCGCCCCAGCAGACCAGCCAGTTCACAAAGACGTTTCTGATTTTCTTCTTTTGTTGCCATATCCAGCTCCCTGTGAAAAAAACACGGGGGCATTTCGCCCCCGCTCACGGATTATTTCACCTGTACCACCACAAACTCATCCGGATCCGGCAGCACCATCAGCGGCGCGGACTGCGTCATGGTGAATTCACAGGACGGATCGCCCACGGTCAGCCAGTGTTTCGGGTAACGGGAAGAAGCCACCACCCCTTCAGACAACGCCTGTGCATCCTTAATGGCTCCATAGCAACGAATCCCCTCTGCTGCCGTATTCCCCAGCACCAGCGAGCCCTCCGGCAGATAACGTTTTTCGGTACCGTCCTCTGCCACATAAGACGTTTTCGCTACCACAATGGCCAGATCGCCGTAATACCCCTTGAAGGATACCACTGCGCCCAGATCTTTCACTGCCGTTTCGAGTTGTGAATTTGAACCGCGACGGGTATCCATTTTTTCGCGGAAAAGCTTAAAGCCATTCAGCAGACGCCAGACGGTACCGTCCATAATGGCAATATTCACAAGACCACTGGCCTGATCACAGAAAAGGTCGATATCATATGTCGGGTCGAACGTGTCACGATCCTGTTTTGACCACTCCTTACCGCTACCTTGTATGATGTTATTCTTCGTCGATCGGCCAAAATCGACTTCAATTTTCTCGAACTGGTCTCCTTCCATCGTATATTTGCCATACAGCACGGCATTCACCGCCTGCATTTCTTCCACCTGCACAATAGCGTGCTCTTCCTGTTTGAGGTTATCAGTGATGATACGCAGACGACGGTAGGCCGGGTCGTTCAGCTGAGCCGGATCTTCACCGGGAAGGCGCTCAACCGCCTGCTGGTAATTAAATTCGTGTTTCGGCTTGACGTAGCCCGGACGCAACACGCGGGTTTCACCACCACGATGGCGCAGCACTTTTCCTTCAACGATCGGGGAGACATAGGCCGCCACCGGCGTTTTTCCGGTAATTTTGTCCAGCATCACCTCTTCGGTGTGGAAATTCACCGTACGGCGGAAAAACAGCTCCAGAAATAGCGCACGGAATTTAACTTTTTGTTCGGTATAACCGAGTAACTGGCGGGTCGTAAACAATCCCATAAATCAGTTCCTTTCATTCAGAAATCAGTCAGGCCACCATGGTGGCCTGATAACGTGTTACGGCAGAGCCGCGTGACTCAGGGCTGTGCCGGCAAAGGCATTTGCCTTTTTGTGTTCATCCACACTGTCAGGCCAGCGGATTGCCTCCGTCGCAAAGGTCCCCGACTTGTAATAGGTCAGCACCGTCTCTGTGCCTTCAAGCGGCAGTACCAGTATGCCAACCGCACTACCGGCTTTCTGTCCATCCCAGACCACCAGTTTCCCGGTGGCTTCATCCAGCATCAGGGGCGTCAGAGCCGGTGTTGCAGAAGAAATCCCGCTGCTGCCTGTGGCGGTATGAGCCGGATCATTACCAGCAAAAATACGTACTTCCGCACGCTGTTCAGTGATGGTTTTCGTCACCATTTTGTTAAAACCTCATATTGATGGTCAGCACTGACTTCATGGCATGGCCATGAGCATTTTCACGTCCGCATCACCGTCTGCTGACGTCTGTGACACGCCACCCCGCACCGCTGCCGGTGAATGATTCGCCATGAAATGTTCAAACAGGGCGGTTGTGGATGCAGAGACCGGTTCGGCCTTACCTGATCCCGCAGCCAGCACAGCCCGGGCGTTCTCCACGGTCATTCCCGGGCAGGCCGCCAGTTTTTCAGCCTGCGCTTCTGCCCCTTTTGCCTCATCCAGGGCCATGATCTGATCACGAAGTGAGGGCCCGGCATCCGCCAGTGGTGCAGCCGCCAGGATCGGGCGGGCTTTTTCCACCGTCATCTCCGGCATCGCCGCCAGCGTTGCCGCCAGTTGTTCACGACCGTTCGCTTCTTCACACGCCATAATGCGATCGGCTTCACTCTGCGCGGATGCCACCGGCTGCTGCGGTGCCGCCGCGGCCAGAATCGCCCGGGCCTGTTCAACGCTCATGCCCTGTTGCCCTGCCAGCATCGTGGCAAGCTGTTCACGTCCTTTCGCTTCCTGGCATGTCAGGATCCCCATCACTCGCTGGTTCTCCTGCACGGCGGCTTCCGTTGCAGTTAATTGCGGCATAGTGCCTCCTCTGACATTACTGTTCAGCGCCGTGGCCATCACACTGATGGCATCCGACGCATTGATTAATTCATCCGCCAGCCCGGCCTCAATGCCGGACTGACCTTCAAAAACAGCGGCCTCTGTTCCCGTGACTGCATCAACAGACAGACCGGTAAACATCGCCACTTTTTCGGCAAACATCCGGCGCGCCGCATCAATCCGCTGCTGCATGTCCTGGCGAACCTCTGCCGGCAACGCTTCAAACTGATTGCCATCCACCTTGTGCGCCCCTGAGTAAATCAGCGTGATATCCACACCGGCCTGCGCCAGATGACCGGCATAGCTGACATGGCTCATCATCACGCCAATGGAACCGATACGGGATGTCTGGGTAACCAGCCGTCGAGAGCAGGCCGACGCCAGCAGCATGGCCGCAGAACAGGCCGTGTCATTACACAGTGCCCAGACCGGCTTCTGCTGCCGGAGGCGGTAAATCATGTCAGCGCAGTCAAACGCACCGGCGGCCTGCCCGCCCGGACTGTCAATGTCCAGCAGTATGCCCCGCACCTGGCTATCTGCCATTGCCTGCTGAAGACAGGCGACAATGCCGTCATAGCCAGTCATTCCGGAAAATGGCCGCATCCCCCCCAGCCGGTGCACCAGCGTGCCGGTCACCGGCAGTACCGCAATACCGTTCACCACCCGGTAAACACGGGCCGGTCGTTTACCTCCGGCCATGTACTCGTCCGTTTCAGCCAGCATCCCGGGAGCATCAAGCTGTACCTGCTGTTGCGGTACCGAAAGACTTGCTGCCCCCATCTCGCGCCCCAGCGCGCAAAAGAAAACCCGCGCATAGGCGGGCTCCAGAAGCAGCGGTTCATTGAATGCTGCTGCAATAATGTGTGAAAGATTACGTCTCACGTGGTGTTGTCTCCTCTTCCGGCCTGCGACTCTCCGCTATCTGCTGCTGATACGCCTGCGCTATCCACACCGGACGTGAGAGTCCGGCTTTTT